ACAACATGCTGGCCGGAAATTTTACCGGATACGACTGGGACATTCCCGAAATACTGACGGCCACCATACGTCCCGGCTTATTGAAAGGACTGACTCTGGACAGCTTTCCCGCCGTCCGCAAGGCCCTTGGGGAAATAACCGGATTTGAACAGGCAACAGCCAAGGAAGCCATGGAAAATACCCGTCTTGCCACCAGCTTAACCGCCCAGAAAGTTTCCGAACTTTCCGGACGGGCATCCGCATTCCAGAAAATAAAAATACTAAACGACAACGCAGCCCAGCTTGGCAGAGACCCGTTTTTGGTGCCAGCCCCGTTAGGGACAAGGCTGGGGTCTGGGGATGAACAAATCATAAACGGGGTGAAGATGCGTTACCTCGACCGTAAAACATTCGGTGCCATAGGCGATCATTTTGTGCCGTCAGAAATGTACGATGCCTTGGCCGGCACTGTCAAAGTATGGGTTGAAACTATCCCATGGGGCTTTCGCCAGGCTTATAAGGCTCTGCTCGGGGCGAAGGGAGCATCACAGCTCGCCAAAACCGTCTACACGCCACTGACACAGGTGCGAAATGCCAGCGGCGGTGTCTTCTTTTCAACAATGAACGGGAATGTTGGTAAGGCGGGGCAGCTTTCGGACTCTTTTATCAAGGCTTTCGGCAGGCTTGGGATAGCTCCGGAAAAAATGGTGCAGGAACTTGCGGAAGCAACCGAGCTCAACGTTATCCAAAGCGGATCGCCGGCATTCAAGGAAATTGAGACACTGATGAATTTGGCAACACCCATGTACGAACAGATGTCCGGCAGGGTTAGTGGAAAAATAGGGAAGGGCATCGGCAACCTGTCACGTAAGGCACAGAATAATGTCATGGCGAAAACCTACATTGCCACGGATGATGGCTGGAAATTTTACAATTGGCATTTTGAAAGAGACAAACTGGGGAAGGTCATCATGGCCAAGAACGGCGCCAATGTGCCGCTGCCGGTTACCCAGGTGGACAACATCGTAGAATTGCAGGCACGCGGATTGCTGGGACCCAACGGCACCGTTACCTCCAACCAGATAAGAAGCCTCGGAGACGATTTTGCGGAACAGTTTATCAAACGTGAATCTGCCGAAGTGGTGGCAAACAACGTTCCCAATTATCTCAGGGTACCTGCATTCATCCGAGGGCTAAGGCTGTTGCCAATCGGAAACTTCGTTGCCTTCCCGGCTGAAATTATCAGGACTTCGGGAAATGTTTTGGGACGCGCAATCCAGGAATTGGCAAGCGGTCACCCAGAGCTCATGCGTATCGGTATGAAACGATTGACCGGTGGGCTTTTCACGACAGCCGGATTACCCGGGGCGATAACCGCGCTCGGCATGAACATGACCGGGACCAACCAAGAACAGATCGATGCTTACAAACGTTCGTTCGCGGCTCCTTGGGAACGCGCCGGAACCCTGGTTCCGATTGCTTCCGACAGCGACGGTAACATTACCCAACTTTACAACTTCACCTACACCAATCCTTATGAGTACATTCAGCGGCCATTCCGTGCGGTTGCCCTGAGCTTTAACGAAGGGATTACCAAGGAAGAGGATTTGAAAAAGGTTGCTTTCAACAGTTTCGCTGATGGCCTCACGCAATTTGCAGAACCATTCTTCGCGCCAGCGATTGCCACCCAGGCGGTCATGGATGTGGCCAGGGGCAGAACCGAAACCGGGCGTGTGCTCTGGAACGAGGGAGATCCTGAAGGCTACAAGTGGGGGTCGGCATTTGCCCACATGATCGAAAGTTTCAGCCCTGGAATCATGCCTTTTGAAATGAAAACAAGTCCCGGATCAAAGTTTCCACTTTACCTCTCGCCTGAGTTCAAAGATTTTCCACGCTCGGTCATGACCGGAACCGGATTGCTCGGGGAGGACAAGAAGATAAACCGCCAGGGCAAGCCTGTTGATTTGGCCGAAGGATTGGTACAGGCCTTCACCGGCTTTAAGGTGACACGCCCGCAGATAAACAGAACATTGAGATACCGTGGCTTTGAAGCTAACGACCAGATCCGTGAAGCGTCCAACCTTTTTAATCGGGAAGCCAGGCGTCGGGATAAGGTGGAGGCACAGGAACTGGTAAGTGCGTACCTGATTGCCAATGAAGCCAGGTATCGTGCATTGCGTGATGCTAAACTGACTGTCGAGGACGCAAAAATTCTGGGACTGGCCGACTATGAGATCATCAAAGAATTAAAGGCAGCCAAGGTTGCCAACCCGGAAGCGCTACTGGCCAACACTTACATACCGTTCTTCCCAAGCGGAGACGTTATTGCGGATGCAATCAGGGAAGACCACGACAAGGTTTCCAACCCTGTGCCGCTTGGCGAGATTACGGAACTCGCAGCCGGACAATACGGCAGAGAATTTATCCCGCAGGAAAACATCAAAGAGCTCCAGGTGCCGCAGCCACCGGCCCAAGTAACCCCACCAACGCCGCCAACCCCGCCGCAGCAGGCGCCGCAAAGCATGGCCGAACAGGTCTTGCGGGAGATTGAAGAAAGGAAACTGACCGGAATCTTTTAGTGCGCCGACGCAAAAACAAATACGGGGCCATCAAGGTCCAATACGACGGCCACAAATTTGACAGCAAACTCGAAGCCGCCAGATACAAACAGCTGAAACTCATGGAAAGCGCCGGTGAACTCTCGCACCTGGAGCTGCAACCGAAGTATCCATGCGAGGTCAACGGCAAGAAGATCTGCACTTACATCGCCGACTTCCGCTACCAGCTGAAGAACGGGGACACCGTGGTGGAAGATGTCAAGGGCGTGGAAACAGCAGTGTTCAAGCTGAAGAAAAAGCTGGTGGAATCTCTGTACCCAGGAGTCAAGATTCAGATTGTGAAGAACCCCCGGTTCTTTGTGGTGTCATAAAAAAACCCACACCAATTTCTTGATGTGGGTTTCTTGGTTTAAGCTCCGACCCCGTTGAATGTTCCCTCTATTGAGGAGTCAACTTTTACTCCTCTTTTCTTTAGCTCATTCGTAAACAGTTTAATTCTTCGATAACAGCCTTCTCTTTTTTCGTGTCCAATACAAACAAGAGTTGCTGTATTATTTGCTATCGCTAACTGTATCTCTTCATCACTCAATTCACTAAGCGCTGGATCGCGTTTTAGTTTTTTCGAGTAAAAAGAATATCTCGGTTCTGAGTTATCATTATCCCAATATTTCATAAGTTTCACCTTAATAGTTAAATTAAAATTAATGTTTCGCTCGGTGGCGTCTGGTTGTTAAAGATCGCAGTGTGCTTTTTAAGGCACCCTTATATTATACCATTAGCCCTCTAAGTCCTTGATTTACAAAGAGAAAACGGAACTTAAGAATTTACAAAATTGAGAAAAACGATCCTTGTTTGGATCGATTTGGGGTATTTTTTTAGAATGAGTCTAAAGAAAAAGCCCGTGGTTAAAGGCTTTCGGAGTTGTTGCGCAACAACAAACTAGAATTTCGGACTATACTTTTTTGGTGAGATCAATCGCCTCTTCCCTGGAAATCAGCATGTCCAGATAGAACCTGGCTTTGCGGTAGTCTTCACCTGGCTTGCCCTTGAATGGCGCCCGCCACATGTACTTGATGATCTGGCCACGGAGGTAGCCGACAAACTCTTTCGGATCGAGCGCAGCACCAATGGCATCGAGCGCTTCTATACGCCCCTGGGTGTAGTGTGCGGGGTGGTTTACCGGGTCGTCATCCATCTCTGGTCAATTCTTCCAGGCGTGTACCTACCCCGAACTCTTCCCGGAACCGCATCAGTTTCTTGATGACTTTCGGATCGTAGTTAACCTTGGACAGTTCACGCATTTCCTGGCTTGTATAAACGTTTTTGCCCGCTTGGTCTTTTGGTGCATTGGTAAAGACATTGTTGCCACGCAGGTATGAAGTGGTGGTTTCTCCCATTTTTTCTATCGGCAGATTCACCAGCGATGACAACCATATGTGCTGCTCACAGCCCTTGCGCTGGGTTTCCTCGTCCAGTTGCTTACTAAAATTATGGCATCTCCAGCCGCCCTCTTCCCCAAGCATGGGCTCGCTGTGGGCACAGTTGCGGCAGTTGACGTTGTCCGGCAATTGTTTCAGGTTGTAAATGGCCTGCTGTTTCGGGGTCATGAACTTACGGATGCGGTAATCGGTTGAAGCATAGGGAGATGGGGGCGCCTTGTCTGCCATAATAATTCTTTTCGCTTTTGCTGTCATTTCTTCGAGAACACCGTCCTTGGCTTCCACAATCTCGGTGTAAATTTCGGAGTCGTTCTTGTTGTAAACAATAATCAGCGCCTTGTCCAATTCAAACGCAGCCATGTAGCACTGGATCTGGACTGAATAGTTCGTGGACCACGCCTCGTAGTCCCCGGTTTGCTGGAGTTCCTTGAACCGCCTGTCGTTTGCCGACTTGACTTCGAGCAGCAGCACCTCTTCCGGGTTGTCTTTAATTACGTTTTTGACAATGCCGTCAAGGGAACCGCCCATGTGGCCTCCCAAAAAGGAACAACGGTATTGTGTTCCGTCCTTGTTCTCTGACGAAACCCTGATGCCGTTCATTTTTTTCAGCCGATCAACCACCTGGTCTTCTATTCGGTGTCCCAAATCAAACAGCCGCAGGATACGGCCGTCTTCAAACATCGGGAAGGACCACCTGAATTCAAACCACAGCTGCCTTTCGTTGCCGCCAACAATACTTATCCCCAAATGGGTTCTCTTTTTTTGTCCAACCAGTTCAAGCTGGTCAAACTCATCAATTAAAATCATAACTTAATTCTCCTTTCTCCAGAATACATCACCTTGATATTGTCGTACTTGCCTTCTTTTTGGGTCATGATGCCATCGATGTGGCTAAAAGCACCGTCATCGTTTATCAGGCTGACCGCATCGTTCACGCTGGCCGGGGGAAACATATCCAAGGTAATCTGTTTCCATCTCTTTTTAGCAAACTGTTTTGCCGTTGGATGCCCAAACATCAGCGGCAAGCTGTAGGTATTGAAAAAGTCTCCGCATTCAAACGTGACTCGGCAATAGATGTTGCCGTTCTTTGAAACGGCTGAACTCGCATAAACTTTATTCACGTTAAAAATATTTTCCAGCACCTCGTCATGGCGCTCATCAGAGAGCACATAGCCTTCATCGGCATTGCCGCTTTTTGCCAGGGATGGTTTCTTGCGTGGCGGCTGGAAATAAAATGACGGGCGCTGTGGAAACGGGGTGTTGCATTCACGGCAGTTGTCAAAGGACTTCGGGTTGACTGCAAAACAGGAGTCACAAACCTTGATCTTGCCCCTTGCCGTTTCATCTTCGGGCAACGCTTCGTCCAGGCAGCCATGACGGAGCATGTTCTCGCCGTAGTCCAGCATCAGGCAATTTTCCTTGTCCGGATAGGGGCGCATGCCACGACCGCACATCTGGACGTAAAGGCCCAGGCTTTTGGTCGGGCGCAACAGCGCCAGGCAATCGGTGCGTGGCGCGTCCCATCCCTCCGTTAACACGCCAACATTGCATAAAGCATGGACAGCGCCACTATCAAACTCTTTTAATATACGTTCACGATCCTTGGTCGGTGTATCGCCGGTGACCACTTCGGCCTTGATGCCCTGTTCCTGTAGAAACAAACACATCTTCTCCGCATGCAGTACCGACACGCAGAAGAACACGGTTGCGGTTCTTCCTTTTAAATAGGCCTTGTCCATCCAGTCGTTGAAAATTTCCATGATCAACGGCTCGTTCATGACAACCTGTTCCAGATCACCCTCACGGTAATCGCCACCTTTGAACTTAATTCGCACGTCTTTGGTGTCGATTACCGCTTGGTTCTTTACCGCAAATGCAGACAAACGAGAGAGATAACCGTCCTGCACCAGTTGCGGTATGGAAATTTGGTAAGCGATGTCCTTAAAAAAATGGTCCAGTTTGTCCCCATAAATGTAGCCTTGTCCCATGCGGTAGGGGGTTGCGGTAACACCAATGATCCGGCAATCTTTCTTTTCACGCATGGCATCCAGCACTTTACGATAGCGTGTCGTCGCAACAGGGGCGATATGGTGTGCTTCATCGACAATTATATAGTCTACCCCCGGAACCACATCCAAGCGCTTAGAAGACGCCAATGTGTCCCTGGATGCGATCAGCACCGGCGCATCGGTGTCGTAACTCTTGAGCGAGGCTGCAAGAATACCGACTGGCGCCTCGGGCCAGACGTTGAGCAGCTTGTCTTTGGCTTGTGAAACCAGCTCCTGGCGGTGTGCCAGAATCATGAATCGGGTGTTGTCGTTGCTCAATTCCTTGATCAGATGGGAGAACACGATGGTCTTGCCGGATGCGGTAGGCAATACCAGCAGTGGGTTGTGGTCAAAAGGACGGTCCCGGAAATAATCCAGCAGGGCATTCAGGGATTCTTCCTGATAATAACGCAGTTCCATTGATCGCTCCTGTGTTAAAGATTACATCAAGTTGTGGCTTTTTGGTAAACGAGAAGCCGCGCAAACTCGTGATCGGAGGCGATCATTTAGTCCCAATTATCAATAGCTATCCCGGTTGCGGTTGGCACCGACTGTTTTGCAGCAGCCACAGAAGCCTGCGGTACCCTCTTCTTGTTTGGGCCAATGAACGTCTTGATAGTATTGTTGGTGTACTTGGGCTCTCCCGTAGAAGGATTGGTTTCCTTTGAATGCTCGATGCCTACTTTGGCAGAGAAGCCTTGAAGCATCAGTCCATCCATGGTTTCCTGGTTGAGAGAGACGTCCGGGTTGCCCCCGGTTGCCGTGATCCAGTTTTTCAGCCTTGACATTGAGACAACGGTGCTGTCTCCGGTGTAAATAAAGTTGCTCCAGATTACACGGTTGGCAAACGTTGGGCCCAATACGCGATACATTACTTTGATGTATTGGTTTCCGGCTTTGGAATCTTTGCGCTCCCATGTTTCTGCCTGTAAATCGTAGACTCCCTCCGGAAGCGGCTCGTAGACATCCTGTGAGCCTGTATCTTCGACTTGGCTCAGGTCAATATTAAAATCATCCATTGGTTGTTTCCTCCTGTGATGGTGATGTTTCTTTTGGTGTGTTGACAGCATCTGCTGCCTTTTGGGCTACCTCTTTGCAGTTAGCAGTAAAAGCAGACCAGTTTAAAGGTATCTTTTTATCGAGAGCCAGCCTTGACTTGGCGTCGTAGGCAGCGGTTCTCTGGGTAAAAAGATACCGGTTATCGCTATATGAAACCCCGCGTGTCGTCTGATTAAATCCTTCTCCGGACTTGACGGTAGTAATTTCATGGTTAGCAAAAAAGTTGAAGTCGACCCAGGACCTGACCAGGGAAGAGATACGGCGGTGCGTATTCATTTCATAGCGGTCATAAGGTTCGCGCTCCGGATCGGAAAAAACCCTGATCTGTACATGCGACAGCAGAATGATGTGCATTTCTTTCTCAAGCGACAGGGCTTCCAGCTTACGCAGGATGTCGGCAAACAATTCAGAGCTTTCAACAAAGCCCTTGCCATAGGTCAGCTTCTCGATGGAGTCTATGTTGTGGCGTTGCTTGACCTC